TGCAGGTGGTGGTTTACAATCACAACAAGTATTTACTTCAAGTGGAACTTGGACAAAACCCGCAGGAATTAAAACCGTTAAAGTTACTGTCACTGGCGGTGGCGGTGGAGGCGGTGGCGGAACTGGCTCTTTTAACCAAGGCGGTGGCGGAGGTTCTGGTGGAACTTCTATAAAAATTATTGATGTATCATCAGTTACTACGCAAGCAGTTACTGTAGGAGGAGCAGGTTCTGGAGGCTCTGCGGGTGGAAGTAGTGGCGGAACATCATCTTTTGGTTCTTACTGTACCGCATCTGGTGGAGCAGGAGGATATGCAGGACAAGGCGGTGGCCGTTGTGGAGGTGGAGCCGCATCTGGTGGACAAATAAACATTACTGGTGGTGACGGAAACTCTGCTAGTGGTGGAGGAAGTGCGGATGAACCCGCTTCTGGACACGGCGGTGCATCTTACTGGGGTGGTGGAGCAGGTGGCTCTCCCGGTGGTGGACAGACTGCTAACACAGATACAGGATTCAGTGCTAACAACACTTGGGGTGTCGGTGGCGGTGGTGGTGACCACGGTTCAACTGGCGGTGACAGCGGTGGTAACGGCTGTGTAGGCATTGTAGTAGTAGAGGAGTATAAATAATGAAAGCACTTATATTTGAAGGCAAAGTCGTTGACCTTGCGGAAAACGAATTTGAAGTACATGAAAGCATGACATGGGTCGATGCAACTGCGGATGCAGAGGTAGGCGGTGCATGGGATAGTACAAACTTTAGTCAAAGAGACACAAGAACAGATGCACAAAAAGCAGAAGATGCTTTATATTCATTACGTCTAGAAAGACAACATAGGCTAAAACAAACAGACTATTTAGCTTTGTCTGACCAAACTTTAAGTAGTGAAATGGAAACATATAGACAGGCACTAAGAGATATTACAAACACATATCAGTCTATGGACGATGATGGGTTTGCTTGGCCTACGAAACCAGAGTAGTTGAATGAAAATGGCACAAACAATGAACCCCGAACTGCAAGTTCAACTGGAATTGGATGCCCATGAGAAGGAGTGTGCAGTGCGGTATCAAATGGTAAACGATAAGCTAGAAGCATTGGACAAAAGATTATGGCGTTTAGAAGCTATGATTATGTTGTCTACTGTTTCTTTTATTGGTTTGGCGGTTGTGCTTATAACTAAATTTGGATGAGTTATCCTTTAGTCAAAGTCGTATGGATTGACACTGTCGAGACATCCGATAGTTCATGGCAATCAAAAGAAGAGTTGTTGCAGGAAACACCTGCCTCAATAGATTCTGTTGGTTACATGATAAAGCAGAATGACGATTATATAGTTATCGCAGCCGACAAGGCTACTAAAGATGACGATGACCTATTTGGCAGATGCCAAGTTATACCGAAAGGTGTTGTTAAAACAATGATTGAAATCTAGATAAGAGAGGTAGCGTATAAATCTATGATAGACCCCATTTCTGCTTTTGCCGCATTATCTGCGGGGCATTCTGCTATTATGAAGGGTATCCAAATGGGGAAAGATTTATCCTCATTATCGGGTGCAGTAAATCGCTACGCCAAAGGAGAAGCCGAACTACAATGGGGTGAGGCTCGTAAAAAGAAATCTAGATTCTCTATTGCTGAAGATTCAGCTATTGAAAAACATTTTAAAAAAGAAAAACTTAATGATATGCGGGCAGAATTGCGTAAGGCATTTTTATATTTTGGAAAACCCGGCCAATGGGAAAGACTACAGGCAGAGATTGCCAATGAACGGGTATTAATTAAAAAAAGACTGCAAGAAGAAGCAGAACGAAGAGAACGCCTAATACTTATCTGGGGCACAGTTATCACTATCATAGTAGGTGGTGGTATTTTGTTTGCTTGGATATCGTTCTTGAAAGGCACACTATAATTTATGAAAAAAAAACAATGGGTGTTACCCTTATTGGGTACAATCCTGTTAGGACTATCGTCCTATGTATTGATGACAATCGTTGAACTACAGGTACATTTAGGAATGTTATCTGAAGAAATAATGTCTATTGATAAACAAATCGGTAGAATCTATGCCCACATGGACAGACTAATATCAAACTAAGGAGTAACTATGTTAAACGTATTGCTACAAGGCGTACTAGGAGTCGCTAGTAGTGCGGTTACTGGCTACATTGATACTAAGAAAGCTAAAGCTAAACAGAAGCTAGTAAAGATTGAAGCTGAAACATCACTAATGGAAAAACAAATTTCTGGTGAGATTGCATGGGATGTTGAGGCTATCAAAGGTTCTAAGGAATCCTGGAAAGACGAGTATTTAACAATTTTGTTTTCAATTCCCCTGCTGCTTTGTTTCTTGCCGTGGACAGTGGAATACGTTGAGCGTGGCTTTACTGCACTAGCTATGACTCCAGATTGGTACAAATATACGCTAGGCGTAATCGTATCAGCGTCATTCGGTATCAAAGGTGCAAGCAAAATGTTTGGAAAGAAATAAATGGCATCAAAGCTAAATGAAGGTAGTGAGTTCACTATCCCGCTAAAAAACCTAATCGCAATGATTGCTTTTACAGGAATAAGTGTTTGGGGATATTTTGGGATTGTCGAAAGGTTAGCCTTTTTAGAACATGAACAGGAAATGATGATTATTGAAATTGAAGAGAATGACAATTGGATAGATGAATTTGAGCCACCGAAGGCTGTACAAGAAACTGTAACAGATGTTGAATCGTTAAAAACACAGATTACACTTTTAGAATATCGTATTAAACAATTAGAAAAGGAATGAGCATGACTGACAGTGAATGGACTTCAGACCCTAAAGTTGTAGAACTTAAAGGTAAGAAAGTATGTACTTGTGGTGCTAACTCTTTTGAAGCCCAACAGGATGCGTTGCCTCAGATGATGGTAAACAAGGCATACCAGTTGTTAAAATCGGGTGATGAGTTGACTGCAAGTGAATTAAAAGTTTGTCTAGATATCACTAGAGCCTATGGCGTAGAAGTAAAAGACGAACCTAAGAATGTATTAACAGAAAGTCTACCGTTTGATGAAGAGTGAACCTCAAGTTGCTCAAGTAAAAAACTTTAAAAATTTTCTATATCTTGCTTGGCAACACCTAACACTTCCCCCACCAACTCCGATACAGTACGATATCGCAGATTTTCTACAGGGTAATGACAAACGTATACTTATCGAAGCCTTTCGGGGTGTAGGTAAATCCTGGATTACTTCAGCTTTTGTTTGTCACCAACTATTGTTGAACCCTCAACGAAACATATTGGTTGTGTCGGCCTCTAAATCTCGTAGTGATGACTTCAGTACGTTTACCCAAAGGTTGATTGCAGAGATGCCCATACTGGAGCATCTAAAGGCTACACCAGACCAAAGACACTCTAAGGTATCATTTGACGTAGCCCCTGCAAGAGCGTCACACGCTCCGTCTGTTAAGTCGTTAGGTATCACCTCGCAGCTAACAGGTAGCCGTGCAGACCTTATTATTGCGGATGACGTTGAGTCAGCCAATAACTCCCAAACGCAATTGATGCGTGACAGGTTGAGTGAAACTGTAAAAGAATTTGACGCTATTATTAAGCCAGAAGTAGGACGTATTGTATTCCTAGGTACACCACAATCAGAGATGTCACTTTATAATGACCTTGAGGAACGTGGGTTTAAGACTAGAATCTGGACAGCTAGGTATCCACAAGAAATCCAACGCATCAGCTACGGTGAAAAGTTCGCACCGCTTCTTAGCAAGGCGTTAAAGGAAGACAAAAAATTAGTAGGTAAGCCAACAGACCCACAAAGGTTTGATGATATAGATTTATTAGAAAGAGAGGCAAGTTATGGCAGAACAGGATTTAATCTCCAGTTTATGCTTGATACTTCTCTTTCTGACCTTAACCGCTACCCACTGAAGCTGAATGACCTTATCGTTGTGTCTGGCAGCTCAACATGGAAAGAAGCACCAACAAAGATACAATGGGCTTCTGGGGCAGACCAGATAAAAGAAATAGATTCAGAGATACCTAACGTAGGTCTGAAGGGTGACTATTGGGTTGCTCCGTTGTACATGGCAGAGCAATTTGAAGAGTTTGAAGGTTCAGTAATGTCTATTGACCCCGCAGGTAGGGGTGAAGACAAGACAGCATATGCAGTCGTTAAGATGCTGAACGGTATATTATATGTAACAGATACAGGAGCATTAGATGGTGGATACAGTGAAGCAACACTTACAAAACTTGCT